TGTTCCGGTTTCATAACGCGAAGTTACACAATATGGTTGAGAGGAGCTTCCGCCAACCGGGAAAATCCGCTGACCCGATATTCAGTCGATTACACAGAAAATACTGAAACAATTCTTAAAGGCCTTGAGCATGCCGTTACTAACACCGGCATATTGCCTATAGAAATATTATCGGATAATCACTCATTTAACAAGACAATGGAGGCGGCCCACTTTAAGGACGCTTTATCTAAAATAGGTTGCAAATGGACGGTATCATCCAATCCGAGACATAAAGGCATAATAGAGCGGAGTTTCGGTACATTTGGGAATAAATTTTGTAAACCGATGTATGGATATGTCGGCGAGGGAATAACAACTCGGCGTGCAAACGGACGCACATCGCAGGAACTCATGGATAGATATCATCGTTCGGGTGCATTCTTAACGGAGGAGCAAATAAAATTAATAGCTGTCGAACTTGTAGAGCAATACAATGCCACATGTACGGGAACGCAGAAAACAAGTCCAGATGAAAAATATAATTCAACACAAAATATCGGATTTTCGGTTGATAAAATGACGCAAATGTGCCTCTTTGTTCAAAAGGGGGTATATACCGTCAGAAAAGGGCAAATCAATATCACCCGATCGGGCGTAACATATGAATATCAACTCGATAAGGCGCAATTTATGGCGCTGAATAATAAAAAAGTGGCAGTAAGGTATGTTGATCGTGATTGTATATATTTGTTTGATGTAAATACGGACACACCGATGGGAAGCGTGCTGCGTAAAAAATACGCGCATGGTGCCTTATGCGATCAGACAGAGGAAGATGTTGCAATTTTAAATAAACATAAAGGCCGTTTAAATGGCATTAAAAAAGCAATTAAACAGCATCAGATCGATATTGCTGAACGTGCCGAAGCTATAGATCCGGATGCCGCGTATGCCATGAATGCAAAACTTACGCCAAAGAATATAATTGAACAATTCAAAGAGAATGGCCGAAAGCAACGTGAAGCGGAAAGACTTGGCGTTAGACTTGGGACAGTAACGAATATACCCGTATTTAGTGAGGTCTCAACATATGCACCTGAATGCAGTAAAAGAAAAAGGGTAAAAGAATCGCCCTTTACCCCTACCACCAACAATATATCAGAGCTAAAAATAACTGAATTATATGACAAAATTACAACAAAAAACTGAATTAAAATCCCTTATCGCGCAATATTGCGAGGAACGAGGGATAAGCCGAGCGGAATTTGCCGTGAAATCCGGCGTAAGCGGCGCTACTCTTACATTCATTGAAAAAGAGCAGTGGGATAAAATATCAAGCGCAATGATTGCAAGACTTGAAGCCTTTATTAAAGGAAATAATCCCGATGAGAATATTTATTCAACATCCGACTTTGAGGCCGTAATGAAATTATGTGAAACAGCCCGCAATCATCATTTGATGATAGGACTTATCGGTGATACCGGTACGGGCAAAACTACAGCATTGAAGTGTTTTTCATGTAATCGCAATGTCTATCGTATCACCTATGAAAAATCAATGAATCCAAGACAATTTTTCAAATCGCTTTTACGTGAATTGGGTGTTGATTTTGAGGGCAATGTAAATTCAATGATAAACCGGAGCGCTTATGAGCTTAATGCGAAAGAAATGCCGCTATTAATAATCGATGAAGCCGGCAAAATAACACACCCGACGATGTTGTATCTCCATGACTTAAGGGAAAAGACATCGCACGGATGCGGAGTTGTACTTGCCGGAATGCCGTATTTCAAAGAAAATCTACAAAAGGGCGCAAGGCGGGGAAAAGAGGGCTGTAGCGAATTTTTACGCAGAATTAACCTATGGCACACTTTGGAGGGTTTGAGTGCGTCAGAAGTGATTTATATAGCCAAAGAACGTGGTATAACGTCTGCACAACAACTTAAGGAGTTATCAAATAAAAGACGCTTCGGCGATTTAATGAATGAAATATTGTTACACCATATAATTAATAAAGAGTTATGACAACTGAAATTCAGGAAGTAATAAAAAGGCACGATCGCACGGATATTAATAATATTAATGAATTATGCGACGGAATGAATGCGGCAATAGTAACATTTATTGCGACAAAGGACGGGAAATTATGTCGTATGGTGACCGTGTTTGATTATCGTGATGTTATCTATGACCATGTACCGGTAGCACATGATTGGATTATAAATAACGCACTAAGAATCAAAGTAATGTGTTGGCGTCATAGACTTTATGACATAAAAAACAGATTATTGACAAAATCCCGGATAAGATGGGAAACACAAACGCATTGAAATTATAAGACAAAACAATATGAAACAAAAGAGGATTGAAATAACAAAGGCGGTTAAACTCATAACTCCGGCACAATTGAAGAAACTGCATATGCAATTGCGTGATATGGGTATTATCCAACATAAGGCCGAAATTATATCCGGATGTACAGGCGGACGAACCGAGAGCAGCCGGGAGCTCACGTCTCAAGAGGCAGTAGTCCTTATAAATTCCTTATGCGGTATGGACGACCGAAAAAAAGAGATAAGCGCCATATGGTATCTGGCTTACAATATGGAGATGATCTACGGGAACACTCCGGAAGATAAACGAATGAACGCAGCTAAAATAGACGCTTTTTGCCTTTCTCGTGGCACCGTCAAAAAGAAACTGCAAATGCAAACTATTACTGAATTGCGCCGAACACATAGGCAATTTGAGCGTATGTATTCGGCCTACCTGAAAACTAAAACCAAACAGAAATATATTTATGAATTACAAAACCAAATAGAAACATTGGCAGCGATGGAAGAATACGAGGAATGTGCGAATCTTGTAAAAAGGTTTGCTGAACTTAAAAAACGAGTAAAAATATAATTAAATACATCTTATAATGAATGAATTTCTTTTATCAGATGAAAGCCTGAACGCTCATGGCTTCATTATTAAAACCGAGGGGATTGACTTATCCCGTTTTTTAGTAAATCCGGTAATGTTCTATAATCACGAAAGAGAGAAAGGGATAATCGGAAGATGGGAAAATGTGCATATTGCAGATAATAAACTATATGGCACACCTATATTTGATGAAGCCCATGAACTTGGAAAACACGTCTCCCGGCAAGTTAAAGATGGGTTTCTAAAAGGCGCAAGTATAGGCGTTGAGATATTAAGGAGGGATGGTGAAGTGGTATTGGAATGCATCCTTAAAGAGGTTTCTATATGCGACATCCCAGCCAATAAGAACACTGTACAGTTATATCTTGCTGATCGGTTGATTGATTATGAACAATATGCAGAACGTCGGACGGATAAAGAAACGGCAGCCTACTTTGATTTATTACGAGTCAAGCATGCGCTCGGATTGCCTGATGATGCCGATATAAATATGGTAATAAAGGCAATAGAAGACATATTGACATTGCAACCACAAAGCACAAAGAATGAACTTAAAATGGCGTTAGACCGTGGCGCCATTACTCAATCTGAATACAATGCGGCATTGTCATTATCAGATAATCCAATAAAGTTAGCTCAATACATCGCAGGTCGAAATAGAGAGTATGAAAAGGATTTCGAGAAAAAGTATTATGCCTTTATGAGATCTTGCAAAGAGGCAAATTGGGTGAAGTCTTGGCCACGGCATATAGAACTTGCAAAAAGCAATTTTATCCGGTTTAAATGTTTTATAGAGGGGTTGCGACCGTATTACTCCATATCATCCTTAATAAATAAGGATACACCAAATGCCAAAAATCGTTCGGATTGGACTTTAGATGATTATCGTAAAAATGACCCGGCAGCATTGCGTCGTGACCCACAATTATACAAAAGGCTACTTAATGAACAACAACAATAACAATTAAAAATTATGACAACACTAAACAAAGAAGTATGGATAAATCAGTTGATGGGAAACTTTTATCATGACAGCTCATTTCTTAACTATGTAAAGGATTTTTCGGGATTAGTTGATAATAACGCTATCAATATGGCATCATCCGGAATAGACCCTAAAGTGTTAATAAATAACACGACTTATCCTATAAAGGTGACGCAGCGCATAGATACACCAGTACGGATAGAACTTGATTTATTTGAGACGGAAAATACTTTGGTTAGACGTCCTGAAGCAATAGAGTATAGCTACGACCAATTGGAATCCGTACTCATGGGGCACCGTAATGTGTTACGGGCCAAAACAGCAGAAAAAGCAGCTCATGCTTTTGCCCCTAAAGAAGATAGCGAATTTACACCGGTTGTTTCTACCTCGGGCGATATTGTCGCAGGTCGAAAGCGCTTAGCCGTGGAGGATATTCTAACTCTCAAAGAGCGCTTTGACGACGCAAATATACCGTTGGAGGGACGTTTCCTCGTATTAAATCCAAAACATGTTTCAGACTTGATATTATTCGACGTCAAAGCCTTTAAAAATTTGACCGATATTACAGACGGTCAACCAAATAGATTTGCAGGCTTTAATATCTTGCAAACATCGATTACACCGCGTTATAACTTATCTACAAATAAAAAAGTGGAATTTAGCGCATCTAAAGCTAATACCGATACTTTTTGTTCATTTGCTTTCCATCGGGAAGAGGTAATGAAAGCAGATGGCGAAGTATTTATGTATGAAAAAGAAAATGACCCCGAAGAGCGCGGAACTATAGTGGGATTTGATAAACGTTTTATCGCATTACCTATACGAGAAAGGGCTATCGGAGCGATTTTAAGCACCGTTGTAGCATCTGGAGAATAG